GTTGTGTCCGATCTTGAGCCAGGACTTGTCGGTGAAGACCTTGCGGAGCAACCGCTTGTGAAGGTCCTCGTCCTCGGGGCTGTACAGCCGTGTCTCCCCATCGACGGACAGGAACCCTATCATGAGGACCTCGTCCTCTGTGCCGATGCCGATGCACCGCAGCCCAGCCGTCAGACTCTCGACGGCGTCCGTCTCGACATCGTAGGCGAGCGGCTCACCCTTGTGCTTGAGGAACCACTCGGCCGCAAACTGGGGCGTGGGCTGGTAGTAGACCTTCGGGTCGGCCCAGTTCAACGCGTCACGGTGCCAGCGCATGAACTTGCCCACGTCCGCATCGAAGACCTCGCGCAGCTCGGGCTTCACCTGAAGCAGACGCGGGTGGTACGTGGGCAGCACCTTGAGCTTGCCGGCTCGAGTCGGGCCCCCACGTACGGCATCGAGCGACGGGTTGCCGTCTAGCAGCGCCTTGGTCGCGTGTGAGCCCACGGCGAGCACGGTCGAGTATCGACCTAGCTGCTTCTTCACGTGGCCCCAGCAGGCCTTCAGGGGGCTCTGGAGGGCATCCTTGCCTGCCTTGACCCGGCGGCGGTTCTGGGCAGCCAGTGTCGCGAGGTAGACGCGGGGGTTGTCGTCCGGCCAGCGACAGCCGAGCAGCGTGCCCCAGTCGGCCTGGAGCCGCTCGACACCGTGCTTCTTCAGCTCGTCCATCACCATGATGCCGTTGTTGTCGGTGAACGGACGGAAGGTCGCCACGTCCTGCTTGGACGGGGCATCACCGAGCACGAGCAGGTCCGAGCCGTTGTGCTCGAACTCAATCGGCGACCAATTGCCCTTGCCTTCCCAGTACGTGCGGAGGGGGCAGTTGGCGCAGTCGGCGCAGTCTCTCATGGTCGGTCTCTGTCGGAGGGAGAGGAGGGGGGCTGAACGTCCACAATGGCACGGAGCTAACGCCCAGCCCCCTCCCAGGAATCAGCCGTTCAGCATCTTGGAGAGCGGGTCGTCGCTTCCGGCAGTAGCGGAGGCGAGCTCCTTCTTCGCCGAGCACGCAGCCTGGTACTGGTTCGCGGTGACCCAGTTGTCTCGGCTCCACTGTCGCCCGTTCTCCGGGTCAGCAGGGATGAACTTCAGGTAGCCCTTACGGCCGGTGAAGTTCTCGAAGGCACCCTTCTTCGTGATGGCGTCGTAGTCGAACTGGCCGCGCTCACGCAGCTCGGCCTGCTCGTAGCCGAGGCTCATGAGGGCCTTCATCCAGAAGTCCATCATCATCGCATCGCGCTTGGAGTCGCCACTGTTGGCGCGGTTGAGCCCCGTGCGGATGACGCAGTCCTCGAAGTCATGCCCGGTCTGGGCACCCTCGATGACGCGCAGGCTGATCCGCATGCGGTCGTTGCCGGCCTTGGTCTGGCTGGCCTCGAGGCCGATGACCTCGACGTGGTAGATGTCAGACGCGGCGGGCGCGACGGCGACGTAGGTGTTGGAAAAGTCCATGGTCTTCTTTCCTTCGGTCTAGTAGTTGCCGATGAAGTCGGCGATGAGGTTGTCGGTGTGCTGACGTAGGACCATGCGGTCCATGGCGTCGGCGAGAACCCAGCGCGCATGGCGCGGGGAATGGTCTGCCAGGAAGGACGAGGCGGCGTGCGCCATCACCTTCTTGTAGTCGGGACGCTTGGCCTCCGACGCTGCGGACAGCAGCTTTGAGATGCCCTCGACGTGCTCGTCCATCCACGCCAGGGCTTCGGGCCGAGGCACGTCGATGCCGGCGGCGAGCATCGCCTCGCGGAGGTTGAGCGGGAACATGACGGGGAGCACAGCGAGGCGGTCGCCCTGGACGTAGTGCTCGTCCGGGCCCGTCGCGTACTTGTAGGGCCAACCAGGGGTGCTCGTGTCGTGGATGACACGGGCACAGAAGTCGACCATCGCCGGGAACTTGGCGGGCATCTGCCAACCGGGGATGAGCGGTGCCCCTGGGATGTAGCGGTTGTTGTTGTCCTTCTTCACTTCCCGAGGCGCCTGCACATGGCAGGTGAAGAAGACGTGCGACTTGGCTTCACGCGCTGCCCGAATGAGCTGGTACGTGCGCTGGTTGAACAAGTCGAACGCCGCGAAGCCCGACGCCTGCGCCTTGCACAGCTCCAGCTCCACGTCCGCGATCAACGAGAAGTCGTCGATGATGATGGCCGGGAACTTGCCGCTGGCCTTCTTCACCGTCTCGGTCAGGAACTTGAAGCCCTGGCGGCCGGTCACGTCAAGGACGTTGGGCTTCCAGTCGAGCCAGTTGGCACAAAGCAGCGCGCCCGGCGGCGCAACGAACAGGGCATCGGGGAACGCGCGAACGGCGGCCAGGGTCTTCCCGGTCTTCGCCTCTCCATACGTGATGCCCACCACTTTCTTACTCATCGGTCTCCCCACTCACATCGGGCGTGGTTCTCGCAGGCCCCATACGGGGTCCAGCATGCGGTCTCGTGATGCGCGGCAGGCCACAGCATCGGGTCGTCGTTTCGGTCTCGGAGGTCGTGTATCAGCCTTTCGGCGTGGACGACAGTATCACGGAACGTCTTGTCCGCAAACGGGGCGGGCTCGAGATCGATGCGCTCGAACTTGAAAGCGCCCTTTCGATCGGGCCATTGGATCATGTTCAGAATGACGCCGCCGAACTTTTCCCCGAGCAGTCCGCGCCCGAAAAAGTTGTAGCCCCGGAACTGCCCCGAGAGCGTGTAGCGCCTCATGACCTTCGAGGTCAGCCTGCTCGTGGTCTTGTGGTCGACGATGTACACGAGCCCCGTGGCTGGGTTGCGGACGATGAGGTCCGCCCGCTGCGTGTACAGGTAGCCCACGTCGCGCTCGTCATCGCGGATGGTGGCCTGGAGCTCCCTCTCCACTGTCATCGTTTCCCATCGCTCGGCTGCCCAGCGCAACTCGTACTCAAGGTACGTCTTCGCTACGAGCCCCGTGTGCTCCTTCCACACCTCCGCGTTGGGCTCGGCCTCGGCACGAGCCTCGATGGCATCGAGGGGCGAGAGGAGCTCGGGGTCCGGCGCGTCGCCCCGCAGGGCGTACCGGTGGGCCAGCGCCGTGTGGAGGAGCGTGCCCTTGATCAGAGCCGGGCTCGAGGTGGGCTCCGGGTTCTCCTTGCGTGCCATGTACAGGGCGTACTTGCGCGGGCACTGGAGCACGAGCTGGAGCCGGTGCCAGCCTCGACGGCTGGGGCCTGGGTCAAGCAGCCTGGGCATCAGGCTTCCCCGACAGTCGGCGTCATGAACGGGGCCTCGCCGACCGCAGGGCCGTCGTACATCTGGCGCACGAACCGCGCCCGCGCCACGGCTTGCAGGATGGCCGAGCACCAGGCCTCGTCCTCCATCTCTCCGGGCATCTCCATCTCGATGAGACAGGCGGCTGCCATCATCAGGATGGTCGCCTTGCTGCCGGGGCACAGGTCCTCGGCAGCGTCACACGCGTCTCCGATGCGCTGCATCAGGGCGCCTGCTGAATCGTTCTCTTCGCTCATTCCTTCTCCCTTCATGCGAACAGGGCCATGACGCCCTGGATGATGTCGTCTTCGCTCTCGCTGCCCGCGAGCGTATCGGCGATGCCGGATGCTGTCGGGTCGTCCAGTGTGTCCGTCACCTGCTCCAGCTTCTCCAGCAGGGTGTCGGCGACGTGTTCGTCCACGGTGCCCTCGGCGACCGTGTACATGATGTGTACCGACCGCTTCGAGCCGTGCCGGCTGAAGCGTCCTTCGGCCTGGGTCACCATGCCAGGCGTCCAGGGCAAGAGCCCGAAGATGGCGATGTCGGTGTTCTGAAGCCCGTCGACCGCCTCACCGAAGGCATCGGTCGTGCCGATGAACGCGCACGGGCCCTCGGTCTCGGCGTAGGCGTCGACCATCTTCGCCCGCTCCTTCGTGCTGACACCACCGTGGCCCCACCACACGGGTGCGTCACTCTTCTTCAGGCGGGTCGCCACGAGCCCCGCAAGGGCTTCGGCGTCCTTCCGGCGGCCGGTGAGCACCACGACTTTCTGGCCGTCCTCGAGCACGGCGTCCCGCACCGTGTCAGCAATCCACTGCCGCTTGCGCGACGCGGCTTCGAGGAGTTGCATCTCGAAGAGGGCGTTGGCTCCCTGCTTGGCGGCCCGCTTCATGTCCTGCTTGAAGCCCGCAGGGCGGGACTGGTCCGCCTTCGACAGGTAGATCAGGCTGCGGCGCAGGGGAGGCAGGTGCCGGCTGGCCTCCTCCTTCGTCACCACGCTGGTCACGAGGTCCAGGCGCTGGCGCAGCTCGTCGCAGTTCGACACACCGCTGGCGTCGAGCCCGCCGTAGGCACCGGGCTTCGCATCGCAGTAGCGCGTGATGAACTGGTAGTTGGAGCCCCAGGCACCGGGCTGCACGAGGTCGAGTTGGGCCCACAGGTCCGAGCGCCGGTCCCGTACAGGTGTCGCCGTGAGCCCGAGGCGACGGGTCGCGCCCTTCGCCAGCTTGGCGCAGGCCGCCGCCCGATTGTCGAGCCACGAGTAGTAGACGCTGCCGTCACGAGCCACGAGCCTCTCGCGGCGCTTCCAGGCCTTGCCCTTGTGGAGCTCGTCCCACACTACGGCCAGCCGGCCGCCTCGAGCCCAGGTGAGCAGGTACTCGGCCCAGCCCTGGATGGTCGCCCAGGACAGGACCACCACCCGCGTGTCGGGCTCGGGTGCGTAGGGCGTGCGCCCCGTCAGGACCTGCGGGCGCAACGTCGTGTACTTCTGCGCCTCACGAGCCCACTGGGCCTTCGTGGGCGCACGGGTGACGATGACCACCCGCTCGTCGGGCGGCCCCTTCGTGAGCCACGCCAGGGCTGCGAGGGTCTTCCCCGACCC